TTACACTTTTATTTGACACTTTCCGAATTGGGGCAGGTCTGCCTTAATTTTACACTTTACACTTTTACGATTGAGGCAGGTCTGCCTTAATTTTACACTTGACACTTTTACGATTAAGGCGGGTCTGCCTTAATTTTACACTTGACACTTTTACGATTAAGGCGGGTCTGCCTTAATTTTACACTTGACACTTTTAAACGCGCGATCTGTAAAATTACGAGCCGTGAACCCCCGACAAATGGTCCGAACGCAGTGAGGAACCGCAGCACAACAAACCTCCTAACCCCCCGACAACCTGTGCCCGATGGTGAGAAAACAAAAAATAGCAGGCGCTTGCGCGCCTGCCGTGACTTAATCATTCTTATGCCAGATGGTAATGTCTCTTACCACAACGTAAACACAATAGCCCACGATTGCGGCAAAACCGAGAATGCTTAGGATTTCGTTCATTGTTGCACCTATGAAAAGAAAGGGGCGCGGCTTGCGCCGCGCCCTAGGTTAAGGACCATTTAGTCGTTGAATGTCACCGCGTTCTTGCGCGCTTTCGGTTGATCCGTTTTGCGCAGGAAGCCTACGTTGTAGGCGGTGACATTGATCGCGACTTCGCCGCCGACAGCCTTGCCAATCGCTGCCGCAAGGGCCGCTTTGGCGTCGTGATATTGCTGAAAGGCTTTGAGCATTTCAGCGTTCATGCCGTCGGGGTATACGTTTTTCCATCCGCCTTCCTGCGTGTCACCCTTGCGGGCTTGCGAGGTAAACGCGATGCGGTTTTTCGTGATGCGTTGCATCGTGGTGGTCCTTTTCGTTTCCCCTGGCGCGTCGGGGTTTCAAAGAACTTCGCCGCTTGCGCCTCAGCGACGTGACCTTTTTCGCATGGCCACGGTTAAAAAACTATGTATTTGATTTGATCGCTGCATTAAATCTTTGCAATGTGCAGTTCATGTTTTGTTCCGGACGTCGTCTAGCTAGGCTTGTTCCCTATGCAACGCGCAATAAGATAAGCTCTGTTTGATATCCCTTTGCGCACACGATACAAAAACAAAAGCCATAGCATTATAAGGGTTTACGCGTGCGCGCCCGCGAAGGGCCGGGGGGCACGCGGCCATTGGCCCATGACCGCCCCCTGGAATACCCAAATCTCACATAACAAAACCCAGTTTTTCCAATATTTGACACTGCATTAGTATCTTACTAACCCCTATTTTTATATTTGACACTGCATTAGTATCTTACTAACCCCCCACTTCTTCGATTTCCAAAAAATTGCAGCCCCCAAAAACCAATATTTGACACTTTTAGTGTACCGCTTGACTTCCCCTGGTCTTTAAGCACATTAAAAGCATGCAGGTTACTCGTTGGAACAACCGATTTGCTATGGACTTAGCCCTTTTATTAGAGGGTTCCGGCGAAACCGTGGATGAAATCTTAGTCCGGCATAAGCTAATCAAAGACGATCTGCTAACTTTTTCGCAAGATAGTGCTTTCGAGAAGCGCGTTAACGAATACAGAAACGAAATTAAGGAAAAAGGCGTCACGTTTCGTATGAAAGCTCGCGCTCAGGCAGAAGAACTACTTACGACTTCGTGGGTTTTGATCCATGCACCTGATGTTTCCCCCACAGTTAAGGCCGACCTTATTAAATCTACGGTCAAGTGGGCTGGTTTAGAGCCTAAAACGGGCGATGGAGACGTTAACGTGGCGCAAGGTGTCTCTATCACCATTAATTTAGGCGAGCAACAGTGACCGAAAGCCTCTCAATCAACTACACGCCGCCCCCTACAGGGCGCAAATTCATGCTATCAAACAAGAAAATGCGGGTAATTATGGGTCCTGTAGGGTCCGGAAAGAGTGTTTTATGCTGTTTTGAGATTATTCGCCGTGCTTCTATGCAAGAACCAGCCCCTGATGGCATTAGGCGTAGCCGCTGCGCCGTGGTTCGTGAAACGGTGCGTCAGTTGAGCGACACAACAATCAAAACATTTCTTGATTGGTTCCCAGAAGGAATATGTGGCCGCTTTATGCGCACGACTAAAACCTACTTCTTTAAAATGGGCGACGTTGAGTGCGAGATTATGTTCCGCGCCCTGGATGATGCCGACGATGTGGCCAATTTGAACTCACTCGAACTGACTTTTGCCTTCTTTAACGAGTGCCGGGACATTGCGCCCGAGATTGTAGACGCCATGAGCAAGCGGATCGGGCGTTTTCCCTCTTCTAAGGACGGCGGGCCGACGTGGTTCGGGATGTGGGGCGACACTAACCCACCCACTATGGATACATGGTGGTACTATATGATGGAGAAGCTGGACCCCAAGGACGGCGTGAGCTTCAAAGAGAATGGTTGGGAGGTGTTTAAACAACCATCTGGGCGTAGCCCACATGCAGAAAACGTAGAAAACTTACCTGACGGTTATTACGACACGGAAGGGCGGAGCGAAGAGTATACCCGTGTCTACATCGACGGTGAGTACGGCCTGTCTCTGGCCGGTACACCTATATATAAGTACTTTAGGCCAGATTATCACATTTCGATAAACCGCCTTAAACCTATTATGAACGGCATACGACCCCTGGTTGTCGGGATGGACCTTGGACTTACGCCAGCGGCTGTGATTGGTCAGCAAGACCCCAGAGGGAGAGCCCTTATTCTAGCAGAGGCAGCTAGTTTCGACATGGGCGTGCAACGCTTCGCGCGCACGGTGCTGCGTCCGCTCCTTGTGGAACGGTTCCCTGGCATGGACGTACACGTTATTGTGGACCCCGCAGGTATTCAGCGCGCGCAGACAGATGAGCGCAGTGCGGTTGATATTCTTAAGGCAGAGGGCTTTAAGGTTATGCCTGCTAAGACGAATAACTTATCTGCACGGCTTAATTCAGTCGACGAGCTTTTGATGAGGCAGGTTGACGGGGATGCCGCCTTCTTAATGGACCCGCTGTGCTCGCGGCTTAAGGCTGCGATGATGGGTGGCTATCGCTATCACCCCAAAACTGGTGGGGTTGAGAAGAACCAGCACTCGCACATTGCCGAAGCTTTGCAATACTTATGTCTCCATATTACCGGAATGGGAGAGATGATGGCGAGGATGCGGACGCGGACTGTGCAGAAAGTTAGTCCTGACGGATGGACTTGACTTTAACTGAGGTTTTTTCTAATGTATCGGCGTTTCTCTCTGTGTACCTAACCCTGGAGCTTGCGCTCCAGGGTTTTTTCTTATATGTCTAAATTATCTTAGACAAAGGATTGCGAATGGCCGGGCTATCCATCCTTCGTGTGGTCAGTAACGATGAGATTGATGCCGAGGAAAAACGGCGGATTAGGGCTGAGTTAGAGGCCCGGCAGAGCCGCCCTGTCATTCTTAACATGGCTGCTTATATTAAGAAGTGTTGGGAAGCCGCTAAGGACGCCAAAGAGCCCATCGAGCGTCTAATGCTTAAAGCTAAACGGCAGCGCAACGGGGAGTACGAACCGTCTAAACTAAGCAGCATCCGCAATCAGGGCGGGTCTGAAGTGTTTATGCGGATCACCGAAGTTAAGTGCCGGGCGGCGGAGTCATGGCTGCGAGATATTCTTCTGGCAGACGGCGGACCACCTTGGGACTTGCGCCCCACTCCAGTTGCAAACTTAGACCCATCATCGACAGAACTTATTCAGTCTATGTTTGCTGAGCGTGTGATGAACATGATTAAACTCATGGGTCAATCACCTAGCCGCGAAGACATGGAAAACGTAAAAGAAACTCTTGTTAATGAGTATAAACTTAAAGTTCAGCAGCAAGCGCAGAACCGCGCTGACCGGATGAAGCATAGGATCGAGGACCAGTTTGCCGAGGGCGGGTGGTACCAAGCATTTGATGACTTCATTACCGACTTGGTGACGTATCCAGCGGCCTTTATTAAGGGTCCTATGGTACGTCGGCGCACGGTGCTTAAGTGGAAACGCGACACAAGCGGGTACACATATGTAGAGCCAGAAGAAACGTTGATACCTGAGTTTGAGCGGGTTGATCCGTTTCGTATCTATCCGGAGCCGGGCGTTACGAATATTAACGACGGGTATCTGTTCCAACACCACCCCATGCCACGATCTGAGTTGGCCGGGTTGATTGGTGTCCCCGGCTACGATGAAGACGCCATTCGTCAGATTCTAGAGAGCGAGTCCATCCAGACGTGGTTTGATGACCTTGTTGAGGATCAGAAAGAGGACTTGGAGCGGAAGTTCGGGACTTATCGTTCGCCTAACACGACTTACGATGTCCTTGAATTTTGGGGTAAGATCAGCGGCAAACACCTTATTGAGTGGGGGCTTACGAGCGAGGAGGTGCCTGATCCAGCCCGTGAATACGACGGAAATGTTTGGATTGTTGGTAACTACGTCATTAAGGCTGTCCTAAACGCAGACCCGCTTGGTGAGAAGCCTTACGCGAAGACATCGTTTATTAAAGTGCCCGGTGCGTTTTGGGGTATGGGCATTCCTGAGATGATCGAAGATATTCAGAATGTATGTAATGCTTGTGCTCGCGCACTGGTTAACAACATGGGTATTGCCTCAGGTCCGCAGGTCGAGATTAACCTTGATCGCGTACCGCCTAATGAAGACATCACGGAGATGTATCCGTGGAAAATTTGGCAGGTTAATAATGACCCACTAGGGTCTGCGGCTCCTGCCGTTCGGTTTTCGCAGCCGGATGACCGGTCTACCACTCTTATGGGTGTTTATGAACGGTTTGCGCGTATGGCCGATGAGCACAGCGGGATTCCGTCTTACGTGTCGGGGGACATTTCGGTGACGGGCGCAGGACGTACGTCGTCCGGTTTGAGTATGCTGATGGGTGCCGCAGGTAAAGGCATTCGACAAGTCGTGGGTTATATTGATAGCGATGTAATTAAACCTGTAGTCGAGAGACAATTTGTGTTTAATATGCGCTTCGATGAAGATGAGACTATTAAAGGGGACAGTGTCATTGTACCACGCGGAGCGAGTACCTTGGCAGTTAAAGAAGTGGTTAACGTTCGACGCATCGAATTTCTTAATGCGACGGCTAACCCAATCGATGCTCAGATTATGGGGGTTGAAGGTCGCGGGGCGCTTCTTCGCGAAGTTGCTAAGACTTTGCAGATGCCGAGCGACGACATTGTCCCATCTCGTGAGAAGCAAGCCATCATGGCTATGGCGCAGGCGCAGATGCCGCAGGCACAGCCCGGTGCTCCTGGCGAAACTCTTCCAGACGGGTCCCCAGCGGGGGGACAAGCAGCTAACGTCGTGGCTAACCAACAGACGGGGCGGACGACGTGAGACCGCCTAATAACAATGAAATCAAACAACTAGCTGCACTGGCCAAGGCATATCCAGATGCAGTAATTTATCTTCGCGAATGGCGGGATAAGGAGTTGGATCAACTCCCCCACGTCGCGGGAACTATCCTGATTGCACAGGGGCGCTGTCAGGTGTTGAAGGAGATAGTTAAACTTCTCCAAGATGCCCCGGATATTGCGGCTAAACTAAAATAGCCGACAAGGAGTTTTAGATGAGTGTGCCAAAACAAGTTCGTAGACAAGTTGAGGCGGTTAAAACCCACTTTGACCAAGTTCAGAGCGAGGCAGATAATGCCGACGTTTCTGAATCGGTGACTGCGGAAAACACCGACCGGCAAGTTGTGAACGAAACTACGTCTGTTGAGGGTAGAGAGCAACCTTCAGCTGGCGACAGGGAATACGAGCAGAAGTACAAAACGCTTCAAGGCATGTATAACAGTGAGGTTGTAGCTGTTAAACGCGAGAATGCAGACCTTAAAAGCCGACTCGCCCGGTTGGAAGAATTGCTTGCAACACCAACGCAAAATGATACGTTTACGGCACAGCAATTCATTACTCCACAGGACGTAGAGGATTACGGAGACACTATTGAAGTTATCCGTAGGGCTGCTCGCGAAGAGAACCAAGCGCTCGCAGCAGAGCTAGCTGCGGTTAAAGCCGAGCTTCGCAAAGTGTCCACGGTAGTTCCGACTGTCGAACGGGTCACAAGAGCGCAAGCGGAATCCCAAGAACAAATTTTCTGGGATCGGTTAACGGCGGCAGTGCCTGATTGGCAATCTATTAACAACGACCCACAGTTCCACGATTGGTTGCTTGAAGTTGACCCAATCAGCGGCCTCAACAAGCAAGTCTTCTTGGAAGAAGCCCAAAAGCGTTTTGACGTAAATCGTATCGCTACTTTTTTCAACGCATGGAAAGAACAAACCAATGCGCCAAAAGCTCAATACCAACGCGATTCCCGTCAGTCGCAGCTAGAAAGACAGATTACTCCCGGTAGGTCTAGGGGTAATACTAGACAACCTAGCAGTCCTCGTGTATATTCCAGACAAGATATTGCTACTTTCTACAGTGATGTCCGAAAGGGAGTGTATCGGGGCCGAGACGACGAGCGGGCTCGCATCGAGGCTGACATCTTTGCCGCACAGGCGGAGGGTCGAGTTGTTGCAACGTAGATATTAGGAGTCTACTATGTCGTTTCCGAAAGTCACCGGCCAGCCGAACTACTCGGGGAATTTCATTCCTGAAGTTTGGAGTGGCAAACTTATTGAGAATTTCTACGACGCTACCGTTTTGGCGGCGATTTCCAACACCGATTACGAAGGTGAAATTCGTTCGATGGGGGATACGGTTAATATCCGTACCACGCCGACGATCACCATTCGTGATTACGTGAAGGGCCAGTCGCTGACCGTTGAGCGTCCGGATAAGCCGAAACTCCAACTGCTTATCGACAAGGGTGAGTATTTCTCCTGCGTCGAAGACGATGTTGATCGTATTCAGTCGGACATTAATCTGATGGACACTTGGTCCAAGGATGCGTCTGAGCAGATGAAGATCAAGATCGACCAACGCGTGCTGACTGATCTACTGCCGGATATTTCCGCTAAGAACAAAGGCGCTACCGCTGGTGAGAAGACGGCTTCCTTTAATCTCGGTACGACGGCTTCGCCGCGTGCGGTGACCAAGGACGGCAATAGCGGCACGGTTCCTGTGGTTGAACTCATCGTTGATATGGGCACGGTCCTTGACGAGGCGAACTGCCCTGAGTCCGGACGCTACTTGGTCATTCCTGCGAAAATGGCGGGTCTGATTAAGAAGTCGGAACTCAAGGACGCGTCTTTGACGGGCGACGGGACTTCGGTTGTGCGCAACGGGCGACTCGGTATGATTGACCGGTTCACGCTCTATGTGTCGCACAATCTGAAGGTGGACACTGGCGGTAAGTTTAACTTGATCGCCGGGCACAAGATGGGCTTCACCTTCGCGTCCCAGATGACCGAAATGGAAACCATCCGTTCGGAAACGACTTTCGGTAACATCATCCGTGGCCTGCAAGTGTATGGCTACAAAGTGGTGAAGCCGGAAGCGCTCGCTCAAGCGGTTGTCACTCTCGCCTAACAGAGGGGGCTTCGGCCCCCTCTAACCTATAAAGGATTATGACCATGGTTGCTTATACTGATACTCTTGGATTTAATAAGGGTACGGCCTCTTTCCCGGCTCCTAGCGATTCGCGTTTTGCGTATTACGAAGTGACGCTCGATTTTGCTGCAATCGTTGCTGCTCGCACGGCTGCTGCGGCTACCGCTTTGGCTGCTGGCGATACGCTCCAAGTTCTTAATCTTCCGGCTGGCCTGTGCATTCTGCAAGGCGGGCTTGAGGTTATGAAGGTGGAGTCCACCAACACTACGTCAACGCTTGACCTTGGCTTCACGGGCGGTTCGCCTGCTGCGGCTAACGTCTTCGCTAACGACGCGGCGCTCAACGCTCTAGGCATTACGGCTACGGGTCTTGCGGCCCCGGTTTTC